TCAGCGCGCCACAGTGCTGCTCTTGCTTCGGAGCGCGTACGCCGCATGGACATCCGAACTCGGGTTTGCGGACCCAGTTGAGGGATAGGCTGGGGCGGGGCTCGGGCTTCATGCCGCCAACCTCGCATTGACCGCGGCGAGCATCACCAGCTCGCAGCCGTTCGGCGCGCGGTCACCCTTGCGATTGTTGCACGCGATGTGCGCGACGATGCGGTTGCCTACGTTCCCGCCACCACAGCAGCGCGGGACGACATGATCAAACGACGGATTGCGCCGAAGCTTGATGCCGCAGATCCCGCAGACATCGCCTTGCGCGGCAAGCATGCGACACATCAGCGAACCTTCCTTGGTCGGGTTCTTCCGCTTCATTGGCTTCGCGCCAGCGCTGGCCTCAGGCTCATAGGGCTGGAACAGCGCGGCGATTGCTGGTGAGAGCGTCACGCCATCCCCTCCAGTACGGAGGGATCGACACCCATAGCCAAGTAATCGGCGCGCGTCGGCTTTCGCGTCGGTCGGTTCGGGTCGAGGTTCAGCTTCTCCGACCGGTCATCATACCCAGGCTCATGCTTGTTCATTGTCGGCCAGCAGCGCTTGAGAATGTCCGCAGTCGACTCCGCCAGGCTGCTATCGATCTGCGCGCGCGGCCGAGGCACTTCTTCCTTCGCCGCGGTCGCGCCATTCTTCACCCGCTCGATCGATCGAAGGCGCGCCGCGTGCGTCTCGCGCTGCTGCATCCGGGGATCGGCGATGGCGCGGATCTGGCCCACGGTCGGCATGAACCCGCGCTCGCTGGCCTTCACGCAATCGTCGATCGCGTCGGCCAAGATGTCCTGCGGGATGTCGGCGAGCAGCCGGCCCGTCTCGTGCAGCCATGCGGTCGCGTCGAGGCTACCGTTCACAACCGACGACTTCCACAGCAGCCGGAGCCGCTTTTGAAGCCAATCGTCGGACACCGGCGCCAGTGCGGCGTCATGCGCAGCGATCAACCGGGGCAGCGCTGCCGGGTGGAACTGCTTGGCGGCGTAGGCGGCGTCCCAAGCCAGCGAAGAGAACTGGCTATCCGCCAAAGCCCAGGTTTCGGGCGGCGTCATCAATTTCGCTGGATCGGTTGGCGTTGCCGAAGTTCCGATGGTTTGCAGTGCGGTTGCCATTGCGGGGTATCCTCTCATCGGCTGATCTCAGCCAGTTTCGCCAGGTTGCTTGCCAGTCTCGTTTCACTCCCCCGGCCCCGGCCTTCGCGGCCCAGAAGTCGCGGAATTTCGCCATTTCCCGGTCGATCGTGCCGGGTGGCCAGGCCGCGACCATCGCCTGATCGGCGCCGTCGAGTGCCTCCGGCTTCCAGCAATCCGAAATCCGGGTCCCCTTACGCGCGGGGGTGTCTTTTCCGGGGGTATGGGTGGGGTTGTTGGAGGGGTCTGGGGAGGAAGAAGGGGAGGGAAAGGGACCGGTCTGGAATTCCGGTGTTTCCGTGGATTCCGGTGGAATTCCGGTGGATTTAAGCGCCCTCTTGCGTTCCCGATCGTAAGCTCGGCGCTTCTCAGCTACGGCGTCGACCGGCTGCGAAGCTTCCATGTCGGCGATGGCCGCAACCAGCGCTTCGCCAGTCACGCCAGCAGCGAGCAGATGGCGGACGGCGGTTGCGATAACGCTCATGCACGCACCGGCACGTTGTGGGCGCGCAGGAATGCCGACACGTCATCGATCGAGCGGGCGACGGTCCAGCCGCCCCCTGCCCCAACGATCGCGTCAGATGCGTCCTTCTGGGAATCTGTCAGCTTGCCCTTGGCGGTCTTCAACTCGACCGCGAACAGGCGACCATCCCAGACGATCAGGATGTCGGGCGTGCCGTTCTTCACCCCGGCCGCTTTCATGCGGCGAGACTGGATAGCGCGGCGCTTCACGTCCCCGCCAAGGAACGCGCCGTTGGCGGTCGCAGTCCACCACGACGCGCTCGGAAGAGCCACGTCGAGGTAGGCGGCAACGGATGCCTGGAGGGCGTCCTCGGGACGCATCAGAGCAGCGCGTACTGCATGCCGAGGGCGTCGCAGTAGAGCGCGACGATCGCGTTCTCTTCCTGGACTTCCTCTTTCTTCTTTTTGCGGAGGGCCAGCACCTTGCGGATCGCCTTGGGATCGTATCCCCTGCCCTTCGCCTCAGCCATGACGTCCTTGATGTCGTCGCTGATGCCCTTCTTCTCTTCCTCGAGACGTTCGGCGCGTTCGATCAGCAAGCGCAGCTCGTCCGCGGCAACCTGCCCGCCGCCCATGCCATGCTGTCGTGTGCTTTGTTCGGTCATGCTGGTGTCCTGTTCAGAAGGAGCCGCTGGCGATGCCGCCAAGCGTGAAGTCGTGATCGGCGCGGCGCAGGTCGGGCGCGGCAACGAGGCCAGCGCCGTTGCGCAGCCGCTCCATGTCGCGTTCGAAAGGGCTCATGGCGTTGAGGCGGGCGCGCTCGGTTGCGGCGATCTGCGCTTCCATCATCCGGCGCGCTTCCCTGGCGCCGACCTTGATGCGGAGCGTGCGGTAATCCTCGACCAGTTCGGCCGGGAGCCAAGCGAAAGCCTGTGCGCGACGCTCGCGGTGCCAAGTCGACCAGTCGAAGTCACCGGCTGCGTGAAACTTGCGAAGCGAGTCCGCTGCTATGGCGCGGCGGGCCTCAGCCTTCGCCGGGTCGGCGTTGAAGGCGGCACGGCATGCGTCGCTCATCTTCTGGCGCGCGGCCGGATCCTTGTACCGGTCCTTCATCGTAGCCTTGCGCTTGGCGCGCGCTTCCGGAAGTCGGTTCGCTTCGGCGGTCGCCTTGTTGCGGCGCTCGGTGTAAGCAGGGTCCGAGTGCAGCAAGCGCATCGCGCATGGCTTGCACCGGCCCGACTTGCTGGCCTTCCCGATCGGGTTCGGGCATTCGCTGCATGTGCTGCCGAACTTCATGACTGCATCCAATCACGGACGCGGCGGTTCCACTCAGGGAACGCGAAGACGGGAACGGGCAGCAGAGACACAGTAACTGGGTTGCGGTTCTTCGTTCCCAAGCGGGCGCGCGGCATAACTTTCATGCCTTCCACCCCAGCTTCGCGACATCACCGCGAGCGACACAGCCACGAAGGCTGTCGAGCATAGCGGTGCGGCGGGCCTTCTGAGCGCGGGCTTCATCGCTGAGGATGCGAGCGGCTTCCGATGGCGTCGGAGCAGCGCTGGCGGTGGTGAATGGCCAGATCTTCAATTGCTCTCTCCCGCGAATGGGAAGGTGATATCGTCGCGACCAGCGGTCAGCAGGTCGCGGAGCAACGGGGGGGGCGGCGTCTTTGGGTCATACCGCTTCAGGTATTCACGCTGTGCCTTGCACCACGCCTTGTAGGGCCAGTAGGAGCGCTCACCGAACGGGTAGGCAGCCTTGATTGCGGCCTTCCGATCCTTGAACGATATGTCTTCGGGCAGAGTCCCGTGTACTAGCGCGATTACTTCGCGGGCTTTGTCGCTGCGGCTCTTCATGCGACCGCTCCCAGCCGCATAGCGTCACGCTTGTTGCGAAGCAGGTCGGCAACCCGGCCCAGGCAGTCGATCGCGCCAGCTTGATCGAGGGCGCGGACATCCGAGACAGAGCAATCGCCGTCAGCCAGTAGTTCGATCAGCAGCGGGACCGTCTTGGCTACGTCGCAGGGGATTGCCGATACGTCGACCGTGATGGCATCCCGACGAACCGCGCGCGCGCCGATCAGCGCCAGCACCGTGTCCAGAGCTTCTGGGCCGAACTGCTCGCCAAGCTTCAGCAGCGGCATGCCCGACAGGTCGTTGTTCTTGTTGCGAACATTGGCGACAGTGCCGGACGACACGCCCCACACGTCGGCCATGTCCTGATCCGAACCGCCGTTCTGCAAAGCCCGAACCGTTTCGGATGTTGCGGTGCGGTACGCGGATTGCGTGAGGCGGACAGAATTGCCCAACCCATTGGTGGGTATCATGGATTAATCCCCTCAATATGATTTGTGTTGATTATCCGCGCTGGCAGACGGCGCCCGTTGAGTTCCGCGTTCACGTCGCCCGAGCACTGCTCGTTGCGATGGCGCAGGCTTGGCCGGAACAGCGGCAGGCTGCGGTTGGCGCGAAGCACGTCGATGAAGACGAGCACGCCGAAGATCGCAGCGGCTATGGTTATGGTGAGGGGGTCGGTCATGTGGCTGGCCAGACGACACTGCCGTCTTCCAAGTCCTTCTCACCGGGACAGCCGCATTTCGTACAACGGACCTCGGCATGATATTCGTTGCTGAACATGCTGTCGGCGCGCTCTTGCCAATCATGGCGAGGGCAGGTTTCCCATTGCGGGCTCATGCCGCCACCCGATCGCTCGTAGCGTCGGCGGGCTTGCGGGTGACGGGGCGGGCGGCGAACGCTGCCTTAAGCTTATCCTCCCGCCACACCGGCACGCGATCGTGCTGCTTCCAATGCTGAACCGTGGTCGGTGCCACGCCCAGAGCCGCGCCGGTCTTTCGGACCCCGCCCAACCCTTCGATCATTTCTGCTACGGTTGCCATGCAAACGATATACGATAGTCGTACAATCAAAGCAAGCGGGTGTACGACCTTCTTTCTTACAGCCGCATCGGCCCGGTGCTACCGGTCCCGCGTGGATAGCGCCGATCAAATTCTCGCTGAGCTAAAGCGTCGAGGCATTACCCATGCCCAGATCGCGAAGGTGCTTGGCGTCAATACGACCAACGCCACCATGCTCTACAACCCGTCGGCAAAGACGGGGAAGCCTCGCCGCATGACCTACGACGAGGGCGTACTGCTGATCAACAAATTCGGCCTAAAGCCCGAACCTGAGGCGGAAGCACCTGGCGTGCTGGCGTTGAGCTTACCAGTCGCAAGATTGGTGGTGCAGTACGTTGCGTCACAGCTCGGTCACGCTGCGCCTCAGGCTGACGAGCTGGTCGAAGAAACCGCTCTAGACGTGCAAGCGTTCTCCGCGTTCGCATCGCAGCCTCACTTGAGGGAGAGTGCGAGCCATGTGGAAGGCTTCTTCCAGGGGCTTCGTTCTCAAAGCCGGCAAGCAGGGCGTGGGTAAGCGCTAAGTCTGGGCTAGTCAGTGGGTCTGCCGTGTTAAGCAAGCGGCCCATAATACATCATCTCCCGGTGATTCGTGGCTTCGTGTAGGGTGGCGTTCCTTATCCGTTCTCCTCTCCCTCCGCTTATCCTACATTGCAATCCGTCTGTCCCTCAAAATCCAGTTAATACGTGATGCACGTTCGTTTCGGGCGGCGATTGTAAATATCTGATTCGCCTTGTACGAATTTCGTTTGACGGAAGTGTACGAAGGTCGTATAACAATCTCCAGAAGGCACAGCGGATTGGCCGCTAGCCTCGGAGGTCACGATGGCTGACACAGTATTCCAGGTAGCGAGGCGGAAGGCGCGGTACGGTCATAAGACCTACATCGTCTGGACCGACCGCACCGGCGAGCAGCGTTACGCGCTCTACACCAAGCAGAACATCAAACTGGCGATCCTAGCCGTTGGAACGAAGGTCCGGTTCTACTGGCTCGACGCATCGACTGGCGTTTCGAATATCGCACGCTCATTCTCCTACATGCTTCACCTGCTGAAGTGCGCTCCCGGTAAGTTGGAGCGCGCAGCATGACGTCGCTCGAAAAGATGCGCGAAGAGCTCACGCACTGCATCGTTCACAAGGTCACTCTGCACGAACCGAAAGGCTACGGCACGACAAAGACCAGCGGATTCACCGCAGCACTCGTCCCTGAATGGCAGCTTAGGAGGTGGCATCAAGTTGCGATGCAGCCCGTTCATAGCGCGCCTTTCAGCAGCTATCCCGAGGATCGCGCCAAGCTGCTCGAACTCGCTCGCAAGTGCGAACAATCCGATGACGTCGATGCTGTTGAGCTTGGCGATCTGGTTCGCTCGATCCTCGAAGATGAGGCCGTTTCAGCATGACCCGTCACACCCCCTCCCCCACCGCCAACGCGCAGGACGTGACGGCGAAGACGGCAACCGGTTGGTCGAGCCCATTCCTCGCGAATGCCTATTACGCCGTCGAGACCGCGATCAAGGATCAGGCGCAACCCGCTGAGAGCCCGATCACGGAAGCCCTCGCGCGTGCACTGGCTGCGATCGAAGACGCTGACGTTGAAGTGGCGCTTTACGCATGAAGCACGCCCGCATCCCCACGCCCGCGTCGTGCAGCACCCGCCGCGACTGGACTCTTGCTGAGTGCCAAGCCGCTGCCGAACTGGCGATGGCTGAGCAGCCCGACAACGTTCTGTTCCGCACCGATCCGCGCGCCATGACCAACGCGCTGTTCGCGATCGCAGGCAAGCGCGTGACGAAGCTGGGAGAGGCGGCATGATCACCATGCTCCCCGCCAGCGAGGCTCTGTTCTTCCGCCAAGAGCCGGTCGCACACATCGTGGCGTTCCAGGAGCGCAACCGGCTGGCACGGATCGAGCGCACCTGCCGCGACGCCATCCGGATTGCACGGCGATGAACGCCTTCTCCGCCCCGGTTCGCATGTTCGAGCCGCTGGAGGACGTGCCGGTGTCGGTCCTGATCGCGAGCATCGAGGCGCAACTGTCCGACCCGACCTACGCTGACCGTCGTGCTGCTGGGCAGGCGATGATCGACCTTTCCCTCGACGCGCACCGTGATGCTGCGCTCCGTGAATTGGGGTACATTTGATGACCGATACACCACTGTCTGTTGCTGAGCGCGAACTGGCACATGTCCGCGAACTTTTGGCTGACGCTTACAAGGACGCTTCCGGCCGCGAATTGCACGCGTCCGATTGCGCGACATCGTGCGCCCCCGCTGAAACGCCGAAGCCGTGCGATTGCTATCCGCGCGTTCTGTTTCTTGATTGGCCCGCCGATGTCTTGGACGAGAACCTCGGCTGGCGGGGTGAAAACCCAATCACTGCCGATCATTTCCAGTGCGAGTTCTGCGGGGAATGCGACCTCGACTGCACACTAATCCCGCACAAGCCCGAATGCCCGGTCCTGGCAGCACGCGCCGCCACGCTCGCCCGCGCAGGTGACGCATGATCGCCCCCCAGGTCAACCACGCTGCGCCGATCTGCGACCACTTCTGCCGCTGCACGAACTGCAAGCCGTCGCTGGTAGGGGATCGGTCGTCGTCGCTGATGAGGGTTCGGATCGGCACACTCGGATTGCTGGCCGCAAGCATCGGCCTGATCGCCGCCCGCGCAAAGGGGATGATACTGTGAAGACAGATCACACCCCGGGGCCGTGGTTCGTCGCCAAGGCTAAGCCGCGCCGGGTCTGCGGCAAGGACGGCGTCAGCATTTGCAACGCCATCCTGCGTAACCAAGGCGGACCGAAGGCAAAGGCCAACCTTAAGGATGAGCATGAGGCCGAAGCCAACGCGCTACTGATCTCCGCTGCGCCCGCCTTGCTTCGGTTGGCTCGCGAAAATCTGTCTACGCTCGAAGTCCAGCAGGCAAACCATATTCGATGGAACAAGCCGCACGCTGAGATCGACGCGGCGATCAACGAGACCCGCGACATCATTGCCAGCGCGACAGGTGCAGCATGATCATCACCGTCCATGCATCTGAAAGATACGTTCAGCGCGTCAACCCCGCCCTGACCGTCAGCCAAGCCAGGTCCGCCATCGCAGCGCACACGCCGGCCATCGAATGCGCGATCAAATTCGGCGCCCACGTCGTTCGCATCGGCACCGGTCAGAAGCTCGTCATCGAAGGCGATACCGTCGTCACCGTGGCCCCTCGCGACTTCATGCGCACCCCCGCCACTCCCTTTCCTCGTGTGGAGAACGTCCGATGAACGCGCCCGTATACCATCGCGACCTGATCCAGGGCTCGGACGAGTGGCACGAACAACGCCGGGGCGTGCTTACCGCTTCGGAAATGTCGCTGATCCTGACGCCGAAGCTCAAGGCTGCGTCGAATGACAAGGAGCGGATGCACGTCTTCGAACTGAGCGCCCAACGCATCTCGGAATATGTCGAGCCGTCCTACATCGGCGACAACATGCTCCGCGGCTGGGATGACGAGATCGAGGCGCGCAACCTTTACTCGCAGCACCATGCGCCGGTCACTGAGGTAGGCTTCATAACCTGCGACCGGTGGGGCTTCACGATTGGCTATTCACCCGATGGCTTGGTCGGCGACGACGGCCTGATCGAGTGCAAGAGCCGAAAGCAGAAGTTCCAGATCCAGACCATCGCGACCAACGAGGTGCCGGAGGAATACGTTCTTCAGCTCCAGACTGGCTTGCTGGTCACTGGTCGCGAGTGGATCGATTTCGTCAGCTACTCGGGCGGGCTTCCCTTGTTCGTGAAGCGCGTGTTTCCCGACGCCGAAATGCAAGCCGCGGTCGTCGCAGCTGCAACCGCATTCGAGCAGCGTGTCGCTGAACGGGTGGCCGAATATCACGCCACCCTCGCAGCGATGCCGAAGCTCATCCCGACCGAACGCAAAGTCATCCAGGAGATGTACGCATGACGCGCACCCCCTTGGAAGAGAAACTGATCGGCCTGCTCGAATGGCTGATCGACATGGAAGGCCCGCAACCTGGATCGTCTGAATGGGCGCGGCGGGTTCAGCAGGCTTTGGCTGAAGCAAAAGGAACCGCACAATGAACATGCTCGCAACAATCGTCCCGAAATCCGACCAGATCAACGCCGACGACCTGATCGGTCAGTCGCTCACCATCACCGTCAACGAGGTGAAGTTCAGCGGTGGGCAGGAGCAGCCAGTCTCGATGTATTTCGACGGCAGCGGCAAGGCTTTCCGGCCGTGCAAATCGATGTGCCGCGTGCTGGTCGCGATCTGGGGTCCCGACGCGAAGGAATACGTCGGTCGATCTATGACACTGTACCGCGATCCCACCGTCAAGTGGGGCGGCATGGAGGTCGGCGGTATCCGCATCAGCCACATGACGCACATGGAGTCGCCGGTCACGATGGCGCTGACTGCTACCAAGGGCGCGCGCAAGCCTTACACGGTTCGTCCCCTGGTCGCCGAGGTAAAGAAGCTGCCGGTTGAAGATGCGTTCACAATCGAAGCTGCCGAGCATGCCCTTCGCACTACCGAAACGCTGGAGGACTTGCAGTACGTCTGGCGCCAAAAGCCAATGGCACCCTTCCGCGAAAAGCTGCAGCCTGTCCTCGACGAGCGCAAAGCCGAACTCACCCCGGCGAACAACGACGCCGCAGAAGTCTCAGCCATGTACGCCAACGCCACTACGCCCGAAGACATCGCCACCGCCGACATGGCCAGGAACAAGCTCGCCCTGCACGACGACCTAACCGTCGCGAATGCCCGGTCTGAGGCTGTTGCTGCGATGGGAGACGGGCAGTGACGACATCAGAACAGCAAGCGGTGCCGGTTGCGCAGATTGATCGGGATAATTACGCTGAGTTCGGTCGCATGATTGCGCGCTTGACCAGTCGGGATGCGGATAACGTCCGCGCTGGCGAGTGGGATGACACGAAGGACGTGCAGTTCTTTGCCCAGATGCGCCACCGCCTCGCCGCGACTTCTTTGCACGATATGCAAATAACCCCGTCGCTCGCCCTTCCTTGCAAGTCGGGCGAAGGTGCGAATCACGGCTTAGGCCCTCATGCGACGGTCGTTGACGACTGCGAAGACGGCTTCATGTCGGTTGCGATCGTCGTCGGGGAGAACGTCTACCTCGCGCAGGGTGGCGAGCAAATCACGATGTCGCGGGAACAGTTTGCGGAAATTGCAAAGACCTCGACGGATGCCACCCAGACGCGAGAAGCGGAGGGCGATACCGTTAAGTTCGTTCAAGAATGGATGATGAGCGGCGATCACGAGCCGAACCATTGGCACCGCGACTTTGCCGCGGCGATCGACGCGCGCCTTCCTACCGAACAAGTGATCTTCGAAGCGATCAAGGATGAGTGCGGAACTGATAGGGCTGCTCGCATGATGGCCGCTCACATTATCGCCGCGCTCAACGGCCGAGGTGGGGCATGAGCGGGCGACGCATGGGCAATCACGGCGAGATATGGCCCGACGACAAAACGAAGGTCTGCGCGACCTGTGGCAAGCCCCGGATGCGTCATTCTTTTGGCCTGTACCACGGCTACTGCCCCGACGAAATGCAGCGCGACATGCTTCCCGATGGTCGCTGGAAGCCGAACGCCAAAGTCATGAATTACGTGCCGCAGGAGCCCTCCGCATGACCCCCAATCCCAACCCGAGCCCCGAGTTGCGCACTCGCCTGAAATACTACCCGGATTATATCGACGATCCGGATGGCCTTGAGCGCTTCCGACAGGCGGTATTGAGCAACAGCGGCCACGACATGGCAGCGGTCAACCACAACTCGCTGGGCAGACTGATCGACACTATCGAACGGTTGCGCCGTGAACGTGACGCCGCCCTCTCGCAGACACTGCCAGCGCCGGGGGAGGTGGACTATGCGGAAGCCGCGCGCGCGATTTTCGAAGCGTGTCCAGATCGGTTCATGCGTGCCGAGCAGTGCCACCCTGCGATCGATGCGCTTGCACAGGCCGGTTTCTTCGCCACCGTTGCGGCAGCGAATGACGAAGGGGTGGCGGCAGCGGCGAGCGAGGCGCTGGAAGGCATCGTCGAGCATGCTGAAACCCGCATCCAGGACGGTATCGAAATGGGCGCGACCGTGTGGCGTCTCGCGCTGGAGGACATTGTTCGTGATGCTCGTGCCGCCATCCGCCTCTTGTCGCAGGGAGCGGGGAAGTGAGCGGTCTGAAACGCATCGCCGGCATTCGTCGCGTTGAGAACCATGATTACGGGTGGATCGCGCGGGATCAGTGCGGCGGGAGCATCGGCGGTGACGATTGGCGGTGGAGTTCTCGCGACGTCGCGCGATCCGTGGCGGTTGAGGCTGATATGTTCGGCCCGTTCCCTCTCGCCACCTCACGCTCGCAACACGAAGGGGCTTCATCATGACCGGCATCAGCAACAGAGGTCACGCCGATCAGCTTCGTGTCGCCATGGAGCGTATGGACACTGACGAGGGGTATTTCTCTTACGCGCCGATTGCGTGGGATGCCCTTAGCTCGGCTCAACGCGAAGTCATGAATCAGCTTCTGCACCAAGGCCCGGTCGCTGATGGCAATATCATCAGCAAATCAGCGCGGGGCGACTTGATCGAAGCCGGGCTGGCGGTACGGTGCTGCTACCTTGGCGAGCAGGGATACACCGCCGCAAGCTACAAGGCTTTCACCGTGTTCAAAGCGGGGCGCGCCGAACGTTTCCCGATCAAGCCGGGAGTGCCAGCATGAACCCGACCACCAACACCGAGGCGGGGACTGTTGCAGACGTGGCGGCGAAGCTGACGGAGGCGCAGCGGGCGTTCATCCTGGCAAGGGAGCCTCACGTCGAAGAGCAGTCGATAACCGAGGCTGAATGGGTAGCGGTGGATTGCCACGTCGAGGCTGACGACCACTGGTCGGGCGTGACTTGGTGGGGCGGCATGCGCTGGACGCACCCGAGTGGTGAAGGCGAAAAGTTCACCTTCCAGTTTAACCCGCTCGGCACCCTCGTCCGCCAGCACCTTGAGCAGGGGGCGACGGCGGGGGTTGTTGGGGGGAAGGAGGCGTGAGTAGCGTCGAGGCATTACGGCGCATCCTGCCCGACTGGCCGCGCTTGATGACGGTCGACCAGGCTTCCGCATACCTGTCACTCGGCAGCACGACGTTGCGCGAGCATGGCCCATCGCCAAAGCGGCAGGGCAAGCGCGTGCTGTACGATCGTCGGGATCTGGACCGGTGGGCGGATAGCCTTGGCGATCAGCCGTTGACGGAAACCGAAGAGGTGCAAGAGTCCATGGAAGCCGAACGCCGGTTCCTAGAGAAGCGGGCGCGCCGTGGTTCGCACTGATTTACGGTACACGTATCTTGCGAAGGGGCAATATTGGCGTTTCCGGCACCCGCTCACAGGCGACACGAAGCTCCCCGGCCAGCCGACCGACGCCGCGTTTCATGCTCGCTATGCCGAGCTGTGCGCGATCGTCGAGCAGCGCCAGAAGCGGGTTGAGCCTCCGAAGTCGTCGTGGCGCTGGTTGATCGCCGCCTATTCCCGCAGCGCGGAGTTCCGATCAAAGTCGGACGAGACGCAGCGCGACTACACACGCACGCTGGCCCTGCTGGACGCGGAGCTTGGCGAGGAAAACTATCGGATCACGACAACGCCGATGATCAAGGCGGTGCGCGACAGCTATGCCGACAAGGCTCGCAAGGCGCACAAGATTAAGCAGATGGCATCCTCGCTCTATACCTGGGCGGCTGACGAAGGGCTGGTCAAGGAGGGCTTCAACCCGGCGAAACCCATCAAGCAGATCAAGCGGAAGGGCGGCGCTCGAGAGTATGTCGTCTGGTCCGATCCTGAGTTCGAGACGTTCCTGCGCGGTGCAAGCCGGCCGATGCGCGTGGCCGTGCTGCTGGCCCTTTACACCGGGCAGCGGGCCAAGGACATCGCGGCGATGACGTGGGGCGACGTGCAGGGCGATGCGACGGTGATCCGTGTCCGCCAGGCCAAGACCGGCGCGCCGCTGGACATCGAGTGCCACAACCGCCTGCGCCGGCACATCAACGCGCTGCGCCGTCGCACCGCTGACACGTCGGTCGAGGCTCCGCTTCTGATCAGCGCGACCAAGGCGAAGTACAACTCGAACTCGCTTTCGACGGCGATGGGCAAGGCGGTCGCGCGCAATCCAGAAATGCCGAAGGATCGGTCAATCCATGGCCTGCGATATGCAGCCGGTTCAGCGATGGCGGAAGCAGGCTGTACGCTCGACGAAATCCAGGCGGTCCTAGGCCACAGCGCGTACGCAATGGCGATGAAATATGCCACGCAACGCTTGCGCAGTAAGTCAGCAGCCGCTAGGCGCCAACGGAACGAAGCATGATCGAGTGCGAACTTTGGGAACTGGACTGCGAACTCGCAGTTTCAACAACCAGAAAAGCGCGGAAATCAGCCGTTGAGGCCCGATGGCGGAGTGGTGACGTAGAGGACTGCAAATCCGCTGTCACTCGCCAGTTTCTGCCGATAGTTCGCACAATTCATGCTCTGTTCTACCCACGGGATTCCGTGGGTTCTAGACGCTATTGCGAACTTTTCCCTACTTCCCGCGCCGCTCTAGCTCGCGCTCAACGGCCTCGCGAACAAACGCGGCGCGTCCGTACGTCCCCACCAAAGCATCGATCTTTTCGAGCACGTCAGGCGCGAGTCGCACCGGCACGCGTGTCAGGTTGAGAGGCGGTCGTCCCATCGGGCGCGCCGTAGCGATGTCGGTCGCGAGTGACAAGTAAACGGCACCTTTTTCTGTTGCACTTATAAACGGCCCCGTTTATATAAACGGCACACTTTAGGAAGGCAAGCAGCATGATCGCGTCTCATACACCGGGACCGTGGAATATGGTCCAGGAAGACAAGCGCATTGCCATTGGCGTTGGCCTCGTTGAGGGGCCCAATGGTTACGACGTTGCAGAAGTCTACAATGACGACTGCCCTCGCGAAGTAGGTGAGGCTAACGCTCGCTTAATCGCCGCAGCCCCCGACTTGTTCGATGCCTTACGCGCACTCGCAGACGTGTTCGCGCACGATGGCGAGAACTCGGTTGACCGGTTCGAGCGTCTCGCCGCGATGTTCCGCAAGGATACCGGCTACCTAGCACCCGGCAAGGATCAGCCGATGTGCGGACCCGATCAGCCAGACGGCGACGAACTGCGCGCAATCTACGACGCTTGGTATCTCGCTAAGGTTAGCCGCGCCCGTGACGCTATTGCCAAGGCTCTAGCCGCATGAGCCTCGTAGGTTTCGCCATCACGAACCACCCGCAGCAAGTCGGCAAGCGCGGCGCGTCGGATACGGTCGACGAGCGGATTACGCCAGCGAAGGTGTTCGACCCGCTTCACGCCGAGTTCGAGTTCACGCTCGACGCCGCGGCGAACGCCGTCAACTGCCGTGTCCCGCGGTTCTACAGCTTGGCCGATAGCGGTCTGGATGCATCATGGGCCATGGAGCGCGTGTGGTGCAATCCACCGTACAGCGCGATCCGGCCTTGGGTTGAGAAGGCATGGAAGGAGATAGCGTTCGGTTGCCCGTTGGTCGCCATGCTGCTTCCCGCGAACCGCACCGAACAAGGGTGGTGGCAGGATCTGATCGAACCTTGCCGTGATGGTCGCGGCATCATTGAGACCCGATTTTTCCGCAGCCGGTTTAACTTCGGCGTCCCCGGCAATGAGGCTGGTAAGTTCAACAGCTCGCCTCCGTTCGGGTGCGTGCTTGTCATCTGGAGGAAGGCACAATGAGCGAGGCCATCAACGATTGGATCGAGAACGGCAACCGTTCGGCCAAGCGCTCGAGCGGTCTGCCGGAACCAGTCACGCGCGCCATCGCAGACGCCAAGGAGTTCGTCGAGGCGGCTGCGGCTGATGGTTTTGACCCGAATGACGCGCTCGATCTGCTGCGTGAAATCGCAGCGCTGGCAGACTCCCCCCTCACCCAATTGGAGCAAGCAGCATGAGCGCTCTTCTCGAAACTGTCCGCGACCAGGTTGAAGTCGAGCGCGAGGCATGCATCCGGATCATCGAAGACCTGCGCCCGAAGAATGATCGCAGCGATTGGACGGAATACGCCTGCGATATTGACGCGGTGCTTGTGCGAGCGCGTAACCAGATCAACGCGAGGTATCCAGCATGACCGCAGACATCACCCTGACGTGTCCATGCTGCGATACCAAGATGCAGGTGGCGCGCGAAGATACCGACCCGCCCGAATCTGCAACCGTTATCATGGTGTGCCTGCACTGCGATGATGGCGACTTCCACTCGCCGCGGTTCGAGAATGCGGACGGTTTTGAGATACCGCCCGTCGATCCAATGACCCCCACCTCCGAGACCGACCAGCTTGGCGGGGTGGGGGTATGAGCGACCAGAACCAGACCGAGGGTTACGAGCTCTACATGAGCGGCGATCAGGAGTCGCGAGACTGGTTCGAACGGCAATGGCAAATGTGGCCGAAGCGCGCCGACGAACGCAACACGACCAACCTCAGCTTCCTGTATGGCGGCGTGCTAGGCCATCGCGCGCTGCATGCCCGCAACCCCAGCATGTCAGACGACTTCTTCGACAACGTGACGTGGCTGGACCGCCATACCCTTCCACCAGCAGGAGCCGACGATGGGATTGCTTGAAGAGCTAGCCGTGCGGTGTGAGGCGGCGACGGGTGCGGATCGGGATGTCGATGGTTGGGCGTTCTGTTCCGTCAACCCCGACGAGACAACGGTTATAGATCATGAGCCGGGTCGTTTCCCGCGTAAGTCGATCTATGGCCCGGTGTCGGTCATCATGGACAAGATTGGCGGGAAGGATGGCGCGGAGTATCTTTGCGCCCCAGCGTACACGTCATCGCTTGACGCCGCGATGACGCTGGTCCCTGCCGGATTGCGCCTTACGTTTTCCGAGTGGGACGATGAGAAGCATCTTCGTCCGCGTGGGCCGTGGCAGGCCATTCTTACGAAAGCGGGCAGTGGTTCGAGTTTCAACGACATGTTCGGCTATCGCTGCGATCACGCTGCAACGCCTGCCCTCGCTGTGTGTGCCGCTGCTCTCCGCGCCCGTCACGCCCTCGCTCTGTCGAAAGGATCGGAGGGGTGCTAGGCGGCCTGTACGGTGGCCTACCGATTGTAGTTTCGCCCTTTGCGCTTGCGGAGACAGACGAACGGTTGTTCCCGGCATCCCACAACCGCAGCGCACGCATTCGAAAGAAGCTACTCAAGCGGTTCGGTGGTGAGTTCAAGAAGGTGCCGGCCATATGGAAGACGCCGACCGGGCTTATCATGCATCCAGAGCGGTATACAGCGTTCCAGCAAGCGATGAAGTAGCCAGCGGGGCGGCGCTCTACGAACACCAGCCCCGCCGACCCTAGCCCGATGCCGGAGCAGAGCGGGAGCGCTACGGGCCGGGCTTGATACCGGCTTGGCCTCGCCCTAGGCAGAGCATCCCGGATTATCAGTCCAGTGCTTCTTCACCACTCGTAAGGGCTAGCTAACCCTCAACTTGCGTGTGTCCATCCACACCGCCGCAGCCCCCGCACCATACCACCGCGCGAATCGGGTTGCAATCGAAGCGCGATGGGTGACGATGCGGGATGAACTACCCAGCCGACATGACCGATCAGGATTTGCTCTCCGCATACCAGCGCACGAACGGGGAACCGGGTGATCCAGATGCCGACGAGCTCTTACGCGAGATCGAGAAACGAGGGTTGGACATCTAGCAATCCGTTCTCGTCCTGTTCTATCAGGCGGGCATGTCGCGTTCCCCGTCACCCTCCCGAGTCGCCCAATACGCCGCAGAAGCCGCAGCAGCCAACGATCTGCACCCAGACGACGTGATGGGCACCGCGCGCACCGTTTCCTTCGTACGCGCCCGCTGTCAGGTCTGGCGGCGGTTATACGACGACGGGTTCAGCATGTACGCGATCGGTCAGGCTGTCGGGCGGCATCATACGACTGTGATGCATGCGCTTAGGAAGGGTTAGGCGCCGGTCTTTCCCGACTGTCAGGCTGGCTTTGGTCTTGGTCTGGCGTCCTGGTGTCCGCGCGGCCATGACTACTCACCAGTTACGTCACCACCCAATCTAGCGCACCAGCATTCGCCAGATCGGTCCGGACGCTCGAATCTACCCTTGGCCTCGGGAGCGACACTGTACCTCGGGGCGCCGTACAGGACGAGCCCCGGCGCACAGAAACACTAGCATTTCCCGCGAGTCGCGTCTATAGTCCGGACATCGACTTGGTAACCTACACACGAACGACAAGCGAAGGCTGGGGCGGAGACTGAACTTCCGCCGCCAGCCTTCTGCGCTGGTTTCGTTCAATGGTAGGATGCGCCTTTTGTATGGTCGCGATGGGGGTTCGATTCCTCTAACCAGCTCCAGTCCTAAACCCCCAACCGCTTCAACACCTGCCGTTGCGCCTCAGCCTTGACCGCATCCGCCAGCGCTTCCTTGGTCAACGGGTTCTTGCCGTCCGCCAGTGCCTTGGAGGCGAACTTGACGCCGATCTTCAGCGCGAACGTGGCGATCTTGCCTAGGCCGGGGATCTTCATGCTCGTTGCTCCGTGACGGAAATGGGATCGGCCGGCGTTCCGGTGGGGGTCGCCGTCGTTTGCTTGACGATGTCGGCGTTGGTCTGCGCGAGATTGCGGCCGCTCGATGTGCTGCCGAACTCAGACTGCACGACCGAGCCGCCCCAGCCGAACACGATGCCGAGCGCGAGTAGCAGCGCCTCGTTGTTGCCGTCCGGCACCTTGACGAAGAACAGTAGCAATAGGCCGATGGCGCTGAGCACAATCGCGGACCAGCCTACGACGGTGCGGAAGGTTCGGTCGGTCATGGCATGCGTTCCCAGTCTGCGGTGTCGAGGCGATACGGCCGGGTGTATGGCGAGACGATCATGCGCCGTGGCCAAGGGTTGCGCGGCTTATCGGTTGGCACCCATGTGCCGTCGCGGCGGTCGGGGATCATCGCGCCCAATCCCCCGTCTTCTTGTACAGCCACGTCAGAAACCCACCAACCGTCTGGCCGCGCAAGATTGACTCGTTGGCCTTGGTTGCAGCCTCACCAGCGATCAGGTCCGCTCGAGCCTTTGCATTCGCCCCGATCACCTTCGCAGCCATGCCAGCGCCGAAGAAATGCGCAGCGTAGAGCGATGCCTTATTGATCGGGATGCCGGCCCGCAGCAGGATCACCGCGTTCTTGGCCGTGAAGGTCTTGGCACGGTCGGTCTGCTCGTCGGCAGTCGGCTTGAGCCCGCCGAACGCCAGTGTCGCATCAGGCCCCCACTTGCCGCCCTCGCCGATCCACGTCGCCTTCAGGAATTGGTACAGCCCCGATCCGCTCGAGGTCGCGGCTTTAACGTAAGGACGGCCGGCGCTTTCGATCTTGGCGAGCAGCGGCCAATAGTCATCGGGCAGCGTGGGCTTGGGCACGACAGTCTCCTTTGCGATGCCGGCGACGTCTGCGAATGCATGAAGCGCGGCGATGGTGATGGGGTCGAAGCTGTTGGGCAGGAATGGGCGAACCGCATCGAACAGGGGTGTGCGTGGGTCGGTCATTCGCCTCGTCCTCGTACAGCTGCCAGTTTCCGGATCCCGTCACCCACGCCCATGTCGCTCGTTGCCGCCTGAGCCAGCAGGCGCTTCACCAGCGGGATTTCCTTGGCGTCGGGCATCTCGCGCTCGACCAACCCCAAAAGCACCTCACAGGCCGTCAGAGCGGATTGAAGCTTGCCGTCCGAGCGCATGGCGTGTTCCTTGGCGGTCGCAGCTTCTCGACGTGCGCCTTCAGCCTCAGCCTCGACCTTCGTTATGCGCGCGTCCTGCTTGTCCGACTTGTCCTTGTTGTCGGCCTTCAGGGTCGCGATCTCGTCTCGCAGGCGCGCGAAGTCGGCGTCTCGAGCGTCGCTATCGCCCTTCTTCCACGGTCCCCACTGTCGGATGACCGCAAGAACGATCGCGCCCACGACCGGCACCAAGAGCGTAAACACGCCCCATATTCCCATGTTGATCGAGCTTCCCGATGCAGTCTTGATTGCGGTCTGGGCTGCTGCTCCTGCTAAAGTCATCAGCTAGCCCTTCCAAGTCGTTGTGCTGGCGATGTCATCAGCCGTCGCCACCCGGATGAACTGAACCTGCTCGCCCACGCGCTGGATTGCTTCAGACCGTGAGCCCGCCTGAACAAGCCACTTCGATCCATCGCTGAACGTCGCAAGAAACGTCATACCTGCGCTCCCACCAGAGTACCGTCAGTGCCGGACGTTGGGGCTCCGACCTTCATGTAGAGCTTGCCCGCCTCCTCCCAAAAGTGAGTGGTGCCCATGATCAGATGGCCACCATTCCACTTGCCATCGCCAAGCGTCCGGATGTGCCCGTCATGCATCGGCTCGCGGCCCTGGTAGAGGTAGGCGGATGCGACGCGGAAACGGTTGGCGGTCGGGCTGTAGTCGATGCTGGAAATCTTGAGCTGCCACGCGTCGGCGCCGGCATCGCTGGCTACCTCGGGGAGCTCGAACGAAAACCGGGCCTTGCGGTAATCAGCAGGTAGGACGTAGCGCATCGCGCGCCCGACGCGCTTGCCGGTCGCCTGGTTCTCGATCCAGACGCGGACTGCTGCTGCGCTGTTCGTGGTCCCGCGCGCGAGCACGACATGCACCCAGCACTGGCGGTTGGCTGCGGGGCCACTGCCAAGCGGCAAATAGATGCCAGCGTTAAACTCTGGGTCGGTTGATGTAGGAACCGTTACCTCGACGGCTCGCGCGAAACCCGAAGGATCATTGACCGTTGCCAAGGTCGCCCCAGCGTACGTCCCGTTCGATCCGTTGTTGAACGCCGCAGCCGTGTCAGCCGTCGCGAACAGCATGAACGACACGTCATCGCCGCCCGTCGCCGGGAGCGTCGTATGCTCCTCCATCGAAAGCGATCCGCTGGTGTCCGTGATGGGACCAATCAGCGCGTTTGTGTTCGTTACGCCCTGCTTCCACGGCGAACCCTCCAGAACCGTGTCGGCGGGAGAAAGCTGCACTGCCCAGTTCATGTTCGCGTAGTCGCTGATGCGGTCGCCCATGAACTCGCACAGGAGCGTGTAGAGCCCGCCGTCGTGGCGATTGTTCGAATAAGACAGATTGCGAAGCTCGCCGATGTACGAGCGGATGAATGGCGCGTTAGTTAAGTCGCTAGCCGCAACGCGGCTGTCCTTGATCGATAGGCCGGTGACGTACGATCCCGAGGGCGTCCAGACGGTGGAATGCTGGCGGGTTTGCCGGGTCGCGCCCGCGCCTTCCAGTGCGACGAGAATGCGGACATCGCCTGCCTGCTGGTTCTCGTTGCCATACTTGTTGCCCTCGAGGATCGTACCGTTGCCTGAGTTCGTGCCATTCAATCCGGTCTCGCTGTTCGGAACGAGCCAGACATCAGCCGCGCGTGGCGTTGTCGTATCCCAGCGGATGAAGTCGTTACGCAGGATATGAGTCGAGCCGGAGAGATACGGCCCCAGCTTGATATGGTAGAGATTGCGGAGGAAGTTGTTGGCCTCGAGGATGCAGCCGTCAGCATAGCCACCCCAAGCCACACCGATTCCTGGTGACCCTGCCTTGCACATGAACGTACATTCGCGAACCCGGAGGTACGGCGCGTCCGAGGCGTTATTGCCGATGGCGCATTCGGTATAATTGTCGAAGATGCACTTTTCGAACGTCAGGATGCCGTTGACGTTGACGCCGGTGTAGGTCGATCGGAACACACCAAGACCGCCAACGAACGTGATGCCGAAGCAGTAGATCCGGTTAATCCGCTCCACGACATCGAACAGGTATTCGTTGTCTGGAATGCGGACAACGACCGAGCCGGGGATGCCCCAGACCGCAAGCGAAGGGAACGGTGATAGGTTGCCGGACACGGGCAGATCCCCAGCATCGTATACGCCAGGGGTCAGGAAGATCGCGTCTTGCGGATGCGCCCAGTAGCTGCTGTCGATCCCGGCGACATAGCGACCAGAAGCCTGCGTATCAGCCACAACGCGCGACATGCCGAGCTGGTCGACGACTGCGGACGCGCCGGTGCCCTTCGCCCCGCGATCAGTTGGTGTCGCTGCATCTGCGTTTAGACGGAAGCCCCTGCCGTTCGCGCTGACGAAGGACGTTGCCGAGCCAGTCGTGACCGTAGCGTCGTAGCTGTAGCCCGCGGAGCCAAAACCTACCGTTTGATAGCCAGAGGTCTGTACGCGGTCGGTGCCGGTGGGGATGTTGAGCGTGGCAGCGTCAACAAACAGGCCGATCGCCATGACGTTGCCGCCAGGGTTGCCCCTCGGTCCCGTTTCTCCACCGATGCTGCCCGGAACGTAAGGGTCGACCTCGTTAAGTACAGTCCCGCCTTCGTCCCGTAAGACGACGCGATAAGTCTTGCTGTTGTCAATGTAGATTGCTGGCCAGACACCCGCAGCGTTAGCGGTCAGAGGGTTCGCAAGAGGCGTCGTCAGCTCAGCATCGGCAAAGATTGGTGCGGGGGTAGACGTGCCAGACGTGTAGAATGTGAGGCTAGCGCCAGCGACGATAATCCCGTTGGCGTCAAGCGCGGGCCGAAACGGGAGATAGAACAGGTCGAAGGGGTCAGCCATCGGGCGCAATCCGGTTTATGAGCGGAAGGCGCCATCCGGGCCAATCTTAGCGCGCGGTGTGCGTTAGGGGTGCCGGTGGGAATAGTAGGAGGTTGCGGTAATGGGCTGGTCGGCGTAGCGTGGAGAGATGCTGACCTTTCTTCTGATCGTCATCGTCATACTGTTGGTCATAGTGACCTACGAGATCTACCTGACGAGGGTCAGCGCTGCGCGAATGATAGCTGCGGCCAGCAAGGATATCACTAAAGCGATCCGCGAGCGTGGCGATCTTTAAGCCGCTAGCGCCCGTTCGTATTGCCGCCAGCGATAGCGACACCGCGCCCCAGTTGCCCGCCGACAACCGCGCCGCCAGCCGTGATTTGCGCAGAGCGAGCTTGGCGAGCGATGACCTCGGCGTTGGCCTCGGCCATGATCCGGCTCAACTCCGCAGGGTCCGTCTCCGTCAGCAGAGACGCGACGGACTGGCGAACGCGGTTGCCGGCTTCCCCAACGCCATAACGGCTGACCTCTCGCGCGGACTGCAAGCCGTTGACGATCGTCGACCACAGACCGTCCTTACTGCCGCGCAACGTCGCATCAACGACCGTCTCCGCTAAACCTGGATCACCGGTTTGCGCATCATAAGCAAGACGTTCGGCCGTTTGCGAACCGCCCGTCACCGAGCGGAATGTCTGGTTGCCTGCTTGCTCGGCGCCAAGCGTTTCGGTGAACTGAGACAGGCCCTCTCCAGGGAACACTTCGGACAAGGCATCGCGCTTTGCCGGCGTGCCAAGGATGGCTCGAGCCTTGTCAGCATCGTCAACACGGCGATCAATCGAGTTGGCTAACTGGTTTCTGTAGCCCTGCCCAAACATCTCTCGCTCGTTGTCGCCGTAGTAGCTGAGTTGGCGCGAGATTTCCTGCGGAGATTTGTTCAACGACTCCGCGCCGGTTTCGAGCGCTTCACGAGCAGCCGCAGGGCCGGCGTAGACCGAGCGAGCCTCCTGATACGGGCCGGGATGCAGGAGGTCGACCTCGGACACGAACTGACGGCGAACACCTTCAATCGCGCGGCCGGCTTCGTCGAGCTGTAGCCGACCAAACGCGTTCTTCTTCTCGTTCAGCACATCATCGATACCGCGCTTCACGTAGTCCAGGGTCTGCACAGTGAACACGGGTGTCTCGGCGTTTGATCCCTCTACCGGCGCCCCAGCAAGCGACTGTTGGGCGTTGCGAAGACCTTCGCGTGCTGCCTCGACGCGCTGCCGAGCGCTTTCTACGGTTCCGCCGCCAGCGTTGCCGCGAACAGCGCGATACTGCTCTTGGGCCGCATCCAGTTCAGCGCGAGCGGCATCGGCGTTCCCAATCTCGCGCGCCGGGGTCGGATTGAGCGTAACATTGCCGTCGGCATCCATAAGCAGCCCCATCGCGCCGGGGTCGCGGCGCTCATCGGCTGCGATGCGATGCGCGCGTGATAGTGCGGCACGACCAGTCGGTGTCTGTAGTAGCGACTGAAGCTCCTCACTCATAACGCCAGGTTGAGCATAGGCTTCGTCATACAGCGGTCCAGCTCGAGCCCGGGCGCCCTGCATCAATGCATCGCTCTGGTCGAAACCGTTGGTGATGGGCCCTAGATCCCGCTCAATCGCCCCCCGGATACGCTCGCCTTGCCCCGCTTGGCGCTGCCCGATGGCGTCGAGCGTGATAGTACGTGACGCCCCAGGCTGACGCCCGACGCTGGCCAGCAATCCACGCGCGTTGTCTCCGGTATCCGCCAGCATCATCGGCACGCCTAGAGAATGGGCCCGATCCATGATGGCGCCAGCCTGCGCACCCGTGTTTGCATCGTTTGCCAGCGCCTGTCCGACAACCTGCCGTGCTACACCGGGATCCCTGCCAACCAAACGACCGATACCGCCGACGGAGCGTGCCAATCCATTCACCGCGATGGGTATAGCCCCACCCAGGACGCTGCCAAAGGTTCCCCCAAGCACGCCGCCTACAGCGCTGCCTTCTGTGCCCTCACCAGAACCCCAGCCACCAATCGCCCCCCCGATTGCGCCAGTCGTCGCACCCGAACGGATCGCAGCAAGCGCATTCGGGGCCGCAGCTACCGCCGCACCAGGGTTACCCCCCGCGAAACCGCCCAGAACGAGCCCAATATTGCCCGCAACCGGATATTGATCGAGCGCACTGGCGATACGGCCGCGTTCCACGTCGCGCGCATCGGTGTAGGCCTGCGATGGGTCAAAATTGCCAGTGAACGGCGCGGAGACGATGTTTCCGAGCGCATTAGCAACGCCCGAGATCTCGTCCGACAGTCCGAACGACGCGCCGTTCATCAAAATCGACTGCATTCCGCCGCTGCCGCCAAGTGCGTCCTGCGCCGCCTTCAGCTTGGTTGCACCAGGCGTCATTTTTCCCGCTACAGGCGTCGGCGCGATGGCGGCAACCGGCTTTTTGACCTCAACCGGCCCCTTTGCGTACTGCGCCGAACCCGATGCAGCGATCTGCGACTGTGCGAATGCGATCAGCTCGTCGTCGGTAGCATCTTCCGGCCCTTCGACAGTAATCGTCTTACCGTCCGGCGTCTGAATGTCGTACTGACGGGCCATTAGCGCACCACCTTGAAGCCGCGGGTCGATGCAGGCGCGGGCGTGTCGCCGAGCAGGTCGGAATAGCCCGCACGGGTCTGCTTCACGAGGGCGCGGATGTCATCGAGCGACTGTCGCCGCCCTTCAGCGGTCTGGGAACGGCTCGGCAGGCCAGCTTGCGCCAGCTTGCTTTCGTAATCCGACATCGCGCCCTCACCGGGAACGCGCGTGAGCTGCCGAACAAGCGGTGCGAGGTTGGAGATGGCAGCGTCGGCCGCACTATCCGCACCACTGATCCCGCCAGGCAGGCGTCCAGCAATCGGACCGGTGTATTTTGCCTTCTTGAGCGCAGCTTCTGCTCGGTTGAGCTGGTTCTCAAGCGCGGTCAGCGATGAGAGCTTGCCCTTTGCGAGCGCCACTGTCGCAGGCTTCGGTGCAACACGTCCTGCCGCAGCCATATCCTGCCCGCGCATGGTGATAGCCTGCCCAGACCGTGCCGTAGCAGCGCCAATATCCTGCCCCCGGCGACTGGTGGACGCACTAATGTCCTGCCCACGTCGTGACGTTTCCGCAGACACATCCTGCCCACGCACGGTAACCGCCTGCCCTGCAGCCTGCCGCTCGTCAGCCAAATACTTGTCAGCGCCAACGCCGATCGCGATCATGCCCTTCAAGTTCTCGTCGTGTGGATCGAACCCACCGATCTCGTCGGTCGACCAGCCGGCCTCGCGTAACAGGGGCGCATGCTCGTCGATGTAGGCCTGCCGCTTCTCCAACGGGAGGTGACTGGCGGCGAGCGACAAGGCAGCGGCAACACTGGTCTTCTGGCCGAACGCCTTGCGCTGGTTCTCGTCCAGATCGCCCATGTGCTTGATGACTTGGCCGGCAGTTTCGGGGTCCTGTTGGAAAATGTCAGCGACAGAGATAGGCGGCGCTGCCGGAACTTGCGGGCGAGCCGTGACGACGACCTCGCCATCAGGACCAGTGGTGGCTTGTTCCGGGGGCGCTGCGTAACCACCGCCCGTAGAGCCTGGTGTAGCGCTTGCGGTCTGGCGCAACAGGCCTGCACCGAGCGTACGAGCCTGTGTCGAGCGCAACGCATCCTGCGTCTGACGATCAGCCACGACGCGCTGACGATCGTTCTGCGACAGCGTGGCGGCAATGTTCGGATCAAGCGCCCAGAGCTGCGCCGGAACGCCGGAAGTGGGGTTGGAGCCGTACTGCCCTAGGATGTCCTGAGTCTTCTGCTGACGAGCCTGCAAACGGCCGGCATTGTAGCCGTCAGTTGTGATCTTGCCGATGTCGACCGGCCGTAGGATTCCCCAGTTGATGTCCGTCATTTCTGCCCTTCCAGCGCGGCGATGCGTGCCTCGATCTCGCGGACGTTCTCAGACAAGCCCGGGCGACCGCGGCGAGCCTCAAGCTTAGCCTTCAGCGCAGCGATTTCGTCTTCGCGGTTCATCCAAACGGGTTCCGACCGGCAAAGTAGCTGAACGGCTGCGACTGGATCATCCCGGATCCATTCGTAAGCGCGCCGTTGTTCGGGTTGTAGATGCCGCCAGGCGGGTAGTTCGACGGCAGCGCGGTCGGTGCCTTGTAGCTCGACTGCCCAAAATAGTTCGCAGCGGCTCCAGCGACCCCAGCGAGAGCGTTCTGCTGAGACTGCGCCCCATACAGCGCGGCGTTTGCTGCAGCCGACGACTGGTTGTTATTCGCTGCGGCCGACTGATTCATATATGCCATGCCCGAGCCAGTCACAGAGCCCAGCGCATTGAGCCCCGCGCCCTGCTGGTTCGATAGCTGCCCGAGGTAGTTGGAGAATTCTCCGCTGGCCTGCTGCTGCCCATAGTTGAGCAAGGCCTTCTGCGCCGCGCCGCTCTCCAACGCGCCCTTGGCCGCGTAACCGGTATTGATCGCGCCATAGCCTTCCGCGAGCCGGCCAGCATATCCGGTCGAACCCTTGTACGCTGCCAGTGCATCGTTTGCCGCCTTCGTGTCGCCGCCAAGGCCAAGCAGGGCGTTGATCTGCGAACCAGCTGCGTTGCCGCGGTCGACGGTAGGCGTCGCCAAGCCCATGTTCGTGTTGTAAATTTGAAGAGCCTGTGCGCGATCGGCTGCTGCCGACTGTGCTGCGATCTTCGCCGCCTTCTTCGCGCCCTTGCCACCGGTGATGCCCCCGATGAGGCTACTAGCTGCCGAAATCCCGGCTGCTGCAATCAGAGGTGCGACCATTCGACTTCCTCATGACGAAGAATTCCACTTCGCCGCTCACATGGTGGAAGCCGATCCCGGCGCGCTCAAATCCAATCTGACGGTTAAACCAACGGACGTGCCGTAATAGTAGGGGAGTTTGCCCCCAGAGCATGTCGCCAAAGTTATCGAGGGCCCATTCGCAGATCGCTCGACCTTCGCGGACAGCACGACGACCGCGGCACGACGGCAGGAACATCGTATGCCCCTGCCAGACACCAGGTGCTGACCATTCGAAGATACCTAGCGCATCAGTACCGTTCGACACGACGGCATATTCTGCCGGACGATCTAGACACTCAGAGAAGTCGAGCGCACCGGTTTTGCCAAGATCGAAATAGGGCAGCACCGACGGATGATTGGCAATAGCGTTGATCAGCGTTGCTTCAACCTCGCGCCGGATCATTCGAGCTGCACATTCGGTGCGACAAAGCCGGGACGACGCGGACCAGTCCCACCATCAACCGTGCCGGTCGTCGGAATCGTCACCGCCCCAACTACGTGCGTATCGCCGGTCTGCACCGGGGGAGTGGTGGACGCGATGTAGGTCACCAACCCGCCGCTGCGATCCGCATCGACATACGACACGTAATCGCTGTCACCCATGCCGGTAGCCGCTGCTGTCCCGCCCGAGATTGCTGCGCTGGTGCCGTCCGCGTACTTTCTCGTATGCGCCGCGATGGTGATCAGCGTAGTGCTAGCGGTGACCACGCTGTCAGGCTCGATATAGCTACCCTGTAGCGCCGCCTCGCGCTTCTGCGCGTCCGTAGTTGCCTGCGCACCGTCTGCGGCGTCCTGCGCGTTATCGGCAGCGGCCTTGGCTGCGGCTGCGGCTGCTTTGAATTCCTGAATGGCCGCGTCCAGCTCGTCGGTAATGCCTAGAATTTCGACAATCTCGTTCAGCACCAACTCGATCTGCTCGGCAAAAGACTGGAAGTACCGCGTGAAGGTAAGCGTCGGCTTGCCGTCCTTGTCGACGATTGGCGCTAGTGACTGAAGGCGCGGTAGTCGGATCATCGCGAACGCCCGCCTTGGATTTCGTTGGCACGCACCGCAGACACGCGCAGCCGCACCGGGTCAGTCACACGGATCTCAAATATCGCGCCAGGCGCATCGAACGAACCGAACCTGCGCCACATAGCTCGAGCTCGGTATTGACCCTGCTTGCCAAGGTTGGACTGGCGCCAATCGCTCCACGTCCGCCCGCCGTCACGCGACGATCGCAACTCGACGAGCGGATCTGACCCCTGCCCTACCAGCACCGGGGTTGCGCCGAAGTCAGCGTCGAGATGGATTACGTCAAGCGGGTAGCTACCGTCGGTTACTGGCTGGAACGCGGTGAACAGGCGTTGCAGGATCGCCCCGCCATCGGTGAACGCCTTGTCGCTCATTCCCCACACGGTGCCGTTCACTGCATCTCCGAACAGCGGCACGCCTTCGACAGCAGTTGCGCATCGCCCGCGCCAGTTTGAGAAGCCGAAGCTGGCGAACTCACACCATTCCTGCGTGGCCACGTCATAAGCCAGGGTTTCAGCGTCCAGGCGGACACAGAAGAATTTGTGGCCTTCATATTCGAATGAGAACGCCGACACTGTTGTTGAAGCGGCGATACGCTCCTCGATCCCCGCGTCAGAAAGCCCCTCAGGTGCAGCGCCTGACCGATACACGCGGTGATCATCGCCGATCCAGAACAGCGAGTTATCCAACGATGCCGCGCATCCGGTTGCCAACACGCCGCGCTGATAGTTGCGGCCCTCGATGCGTGAGAAGGGCAGCACGCTATCGCCAGTCAGTGCCCACGGTTCGATCGTGGACTGTCCCAGCAGCCAGAGCACGTCGCCGATGACCATCATATCCAGAAGTGCATCTGGAGAGCTCTCGGCTGCAGCGTAATCAAGGCCATCCCAGCTTTTGCCGTTTAGGATCGCCGACCAGTAGAACCGTTGCGTGCCTTCACGCACCGCGATGAAATATCCACCTAAATACGCCGTCGCGATCGTATTTGCATCATCCGGGAATGCGACCTTTTCTAAAGTCGTCAGGTCGGTCCGGTACAAAGGCCCACCCACTGTGACGATGACTTCTGACGCAGAGGCGGCAAAACTTGGCTCGCCAGCACCCACCATGTTTCCAAGCAGGGAAGTGCCGTAAAGATTGTTCCCCGACACAGCTAGGGCGACTCCATTGAGTGTGCCAGCTTGATAGTAAATCCCGCGGATAGGCCCGGGGCCGCGCTCGTACACCGGCACAAAGCCAGGGCGGGACATCAAGACGACGCCATCCTGCGACGTAGCCGCGCCCTCAACGAACATATTGATCAGGCGCAACTCAGGCAGACCAGCGGCAAGGCGGCGATACGTGCCTTTCCCATATGCAAGGGAGGTCACGGGTATGCGTCCAAGTCAGAGCCGATCTGATACGAGGCCGGTCGGTCAAAATCGAGCATGTCGCGCTCAAGCTCGGCCGCGCGTTGCGCCACCAGCTGAACCGTCTGCGGATCCGTGCGCGCTTTACCAAACGTAGGCGCTAGACGCACTGCGAGCGCCAGCCATACCGCTTCCTGGAACATCTGCGGCACGTCGACGGGGTCGGATGGCTGCACGACATCGGCGGTGATGCGGCCGTAGCTGTAGCGGACTGTGTACGGCTTATCCGGCACCGGCCAGAGTTGCATCGTTAAACCCGACGTGGCGCTGATCAGCGTATAAGCGACCGGAGTGGCACGCGTTGCCTTGTTCGGTAGCGAGGCATATTGGTCTGCCTCCCACTGAGCCATCAGCCGTTCCGCCCCATTCGTGACGAGCCGCACGCCGCTTACCGACAGCGCGCCAGGCAGCGGCATAGACGAGACGCCGACCGCGAAATCCACCGAGCCGTCGGTATCGCGCCAGAGGTTCAGCCCCTTTGCTGCGTATGCCTTGAGCATGGAGTTCAAGCGCAGGATGCCGTCGGCGAGCTCGTCGCTGGTCGGGTTCTCGCCGGAGGCCAGCACGCCGATCTCGCGCATGGCCTGCGTCACCATATCTCGCGCCGTCATTGAGAACGTCGTCGCCATTACAGGTCATCCGCGGTGATAGGGTTGTCGGGATCCGCAAACACTGGTTCCGGCTCAGGACGCGCATTGCGGAGCGGGAGGCCTTCGGGACGCAGCTTCGGCGCTCTCAAATCGCGCGGCTTGTTGTCGAAGTCGGCGTCGCACACCATCAGACCGGTCCATTCCTTGCGGAGGTCTCGCAGGTCGTATTCGAACCCGCATCGATCGCAGATGGCACGCGCCACGCTTGTCTCCTGAATAAGTTACCCGGCCTTTGGGGCACCGGGTCTTCCCTTCATCCGCCAGGGGGCAGCGGACGAACCGTTTAGACGCCCTGCGAACCGAAGATCGCGCGAGGATCGGCCCAGCCGGCAGCGTACCGCTCGGTGGCCTTGGCCTTCACGTTCTCGGTGTCGAAGTCGTCG